CTGGTAAAAGAAATCATTCCTGATAATTCACGTCCTGACCTCATTCAGGAATGGCGTGTAGCATTTCCGCAGGCAAAGTTTAACGTTATTGATAAAAAAAGCATAGATGAGGGAATAGAAGCCGTAAAGAACGCATTAAGACCTATGCTTGGAACGCCGAAGCTCTATATAAATCGTATCTGTCTGCATACGCGCCGTGAAGTCCAGATGTACAAAGTGAAGAACGAAAAGTCGGTTGACAAGAACAACCACACATGGGATGAGATAAGATATTTCGTGCTTGCAAAGATAAAGCGGATTGAGAAATTCTCTATAGCGACAATCGACAGAAACATTTATCCTGAGTGAGTAAAAATATGATGGGCGCGGATGATGTAAGGGTAGCATATCCTCTGTTCCAAGAGGAATACGGCGGTTCGACTCCGACCTCCGCGCTCCAATTAAATATTACGAGAATATCAACAGAATTGGCTGTCAAATTAAATCTGTTGTGGCATTCAAGATTGCCTAAAATCGGAAATAGCTTTTGTTGTTTTGCTTATGGTGCAGAATTTAATAATAAGTACTATGCCGTAGCATTATGGAGTCAACCGGTCGCTGCTAATAGACTAAAAGATGGTGATAAAATACTTGAATTGAGACGGATGGCAATAGCTCCCGATGCACCCAAAAACACAGCATCGAGAATGATAAGGATTATGCGTATTGATATAAAGAAAACTCACCCTCATATAATCAAACTCATTTCCTATCAAGATACGGAAGTACATACGGGAACTATCTACAAGGCAAGCGGATGGGTAGCGGCAAACAGAACAAAGGGTCTTTCATGGACAACCGAAACCCGTACAAGAAATCAAGAACAAACAATGGCTGACAAAATTCGATGGGAGTATGATTTATAAATTTTCTATTGACAATTCCATTATGCCGTGTATATTGTTTACAAAATACTCAACGGAGCGCATACTTTGAACTTCCCAATGCCTGTATTCCTGACAAGAAAAGCTGAACTTGTGCTTGAAAACCAACGCCTACAGCTTAATCAGGAACAACTTGTAGCAGATTCCGCAGCATCACTCCAAGCTATGAATGAGCGCATAAGGGAATTGCAGGCGACCGTTCAGGCTACTACCGACGTTCTGACAAACACTTCTTCGACATCGAACGAACACTACACCGGCAATCCCTACAAGACCTACAGCACTAAGATAAAAGCTCTGAACGAAAAGTACAATGGCGAAAGCGATTGGGGTTGCATGACAACTCGTAATATTGTCGATGTCAGGGCGGCATTCATCATCGGCAATGGTGCGAAAGCAATCAAGCAGGATGGATATGCCGGAACCGCAGAACGCGAATTGAAATTCATCCGAGAGTTCATCCGGCTCAACAATCTCGACAAGGAATCACCGAATGATTGGGCAGTTGGCGCGGAACTCGAAGGCAAAGCACTCATAAGGCTTGTTGTCGATAAAGATAAAAAGAATATCCGCACAGTATACGTTCCGTGGTCGAAATATCCGTATACCGTTACAGCCGATAATCCTGACCTTTACCATTACACCAAAGCATTTTTCTCTGGAACTGATACTCTTGACATTGCAGCAGGAGCATCGAATACGGTAAATCAGAATCGGGATGTATCGTTTAACCTGAATGAAAAAGAATTTGTCTACGTTCGGTTCGGTGGTTCTTCTGAAAAGATAAACGAACCGATACCAAAGACCGCACTTGTCTTACGTCAGGTTGAGGATTTGGACAAGGAACTTTGGGACTGGCGCAAGATTAACAGTCTGTTCGCTGCCCCGACGCCTACATTCATGGTTGAAACTGTCGAAGAAGCAGATCGGTTAAATGGATGGATAGAGAAAACTAATTGGCGTATCGGCAAGGCGATAGTGATAGCCAACGGTAAATTTGACCTTGTATGCTATTCAGGTGAAGGCTTTACGACACTTAAGAACGCATTGGAAGCCGACGTTACTACTGTTTCAGGCTCTACCGGCGTACCCGTTCACTTCCTCGGACATCCTGAATTACTTTCCAATCGCGCAACGGCTATTAGCCTTCTTGAACTCATTGAAATGTCAACAAATAAAGAGCGTGACATTTGGGAAGGTGGATATGAAGAACTTTTTCAGAAAGCAATCATTCTCTATAATAATACGTTCAATGCCGGTCTTAATCCCGATGCAGTGACGGCAAAGATACCGTTCATATCATCGGCTAAGTTGGAGTTCATTCAGAAAGTTTATCTCCCGATGTATATGGAGAATACGATTTCGCTTGAAACATTTTTGTCATATCTCACCGATGTAGATGTCGATGAGGAAATAAAGCGTATCGAAGAAGATAAAGACAAGCAAGACGAGAGGAACAAGCAGAATGCGGCAAGTAATAATAGGGCGGATGCAGGCTCTGTCGCAGGAAGACCTGGCGGGAATAGTCAGCAACGACGTTCTGGCGACAATAAAGCAGTCCGACCCCGATCCTGACATCAAGGCATTTACAATCGCCCATAACGGAGCGGTGGATATAGTTCTGAACGGCATTAAAACGCCCGTACAGTGGATACGTTCTGCCGTTCGCTGGATAAAGAATGCACTCGTTCCCGATACTCCGGTATTTCAGCATCATGGAGCGCCGGGTGACAATTCTCACGATGGTCGTGTCCAGATAGGCAAGGTCATCGGGAGCAAGGTAGTTGAAGAAGGCAGCAAAATTGCTACAATCGCAGCAATGTATATTTTCCCACAATTTCGACATCTGAAATTGGATGTCGCCTCGATTGAAGCGGATATTCACTACGCAAGGAACGGCAATGTGATATACCCGACTTCGGTTGAACAAGTCTCAGGGATAGCACTGGCAAACTCGTCAACAGCGAGACCCGGCTTCCCCGGAGCCACAATGCTCGGCGCTATACAAGCGTTCGCCCACACAAAGGATGATTCGATGCCAACATCAGTGGAAGAAGTAAAGGAACTCGTTGTCTCTTTAGGGATAACGCCGGAACAGATATTCTCGAAGGAAGAACTTGTCGGGTCAAGAGTCATTGTCGATCACGTCCGCAAGGAGAAGCAAACCACATACGAACATGCAAAGCGCATTCAGACGGAAAAAGACGAACTACAGATCAAGTTCGATACCCAGAAATCGGATTTTGAAAAGAAGATCGCCGAAGCCAATAAGAATGCGTTGCTTGCACGTTCTGGTAATGTTTTCTCCACGGTAGCTACGGAAAGGAAACTGGAAGACATTCCGAAGAAGTTTATCGAAATGCGACTTCCAACATTCACCACCGAAGCAACCGATGATGTCAAGATGAAAGAAGACCTGAACAAGTTCATCGACGGTCAGTTGACGGAGTTTGAGCAAATGCAGGTATTACTCGGCGTAAAAAAGCCCGATGAAAAACCAGCGGGAAACCCACCTATGGATAAACCGCCAGTAATTCCAACAGCCCAGACAATGCCATTTGACGGCGGTGATGATATGCCGTTCCGTGATCAGATGAATCCCGACACGAATCCTCTCATCCCTGGTGGCAAGGCAGAAAAAGAATTTAAGTATTAATTTTGAGAGGAGTAGTTTATGGCTTGCTCATTACGTTCACCCAATGAGGTCTGCGAGGTATTTGAAGATACCGCCGTAATAGCTCATGTGGCGTGGACATTATACATGATAAACGATGTGGTTGTCATCAATAAGGCTACCGCCGCTATTGGTGATACCGGAGTCTTCTACTATTTCGTTCCGAAGGTAGTGGTAGACTGCGTTGCGGTCACATCGGGTACACTGGCGGCATATGGCGTAGGTCAAGTTGTTTACTACGACGCCGCCACACATTCAGTAACTACAGTGGCAAACGCAAATGTCTGCGGATTTGTCACAGTTGCCCCCGCTGTCGGCGATACTACCGTTGAAATTCACTTCGACGGTACTCTCCGAATCGTAGCCTAACCTCCAAGAAGGAGAATTGCAATGTCTAAGATAATCTCCGATTGGAGACACTTTGAAAAGCTCGGTGGAATCCGCAAACCCGAAGCATTACAGGCTTTGGGTGGAGCTTTGCAGGCTTTCATGCTTGAACCGGAAAAACAGGCGTTCAAGTCAGACGTACAGAATGCTCTGGCAACAGCACAGGCGTTCGGCACAAGTGCAGACTTCCCGACAAGTGTTCTGGAAGTAATGCGTAAATACCAACTCACCACCTATTTCGATACCGCTTACGAACAGGTATTTGACATGCTGGATATGAGGAACTCAAATCGTAACGGATTTGACATTCTCGACATTCAGGATGCCCTTACCTTTTTGTTAGTACCCGAAGGCATGAAAGCCAAAGTCTACGGAATGAGCGGTGCGAAAGTATCGGTTACGCTCGATATGTACGGTGGTGGTCTTTCCTGGTCACGGCGTCTTTTCGATGATAGGGAATACTGGACTATCGAAAACAATGCCGTAGCGTTCCGTAATAAGTGGTACAGCACAAAAGCGACAAACTTCTACGCATTGATCGACGCCGTAGGTGTAGCCCAGAATATCGCATGGCAAGCAGTCGAACCTGCTGGTGTTCCCAATACGAATGAGAATTACAACTGTATCCGGGACATACAGACGATCAATCTCGCCTGTCAGACGATTCTTCTCAACTGCCGGAACAAGGGATATGGGATAACACCCAATACGCCGTTCATTATCCTTTCTCCGATCCAGTTGAAGGGAAGACTGGCGCGTGCGCTCGGTCTCGTTCAGCAACCGTTTGCCGGAAGTGTTTCCCGTACATACTACAACGTCACGCCGACCTATACGCTCGGACTGGCGGCTTCTGATGTTTACTATGTCATTCTGCCGAAACAGAAGCTCATGGGCGCCAACCGTATGGATTTGACGACTTATGCCAAATTCGACGAGCTTTCCTATACCGACATCGCTGTCGGGTGGGGACGCTACGGTGGAGCAATCGGTGATTCTCAGCAGATTCAGAGATGTGCAACAGCTTAAAGTAATCCAACATTTCACGACAAAAGGGGTGGGTTATAAACGCCTGCCCCTTTTTACTAAGGTGGTGTGATGCTGAATATTAGAGATGTCATCCGGGGACGCGCACGAGAACTTGAACCACCTCCGCTTAATCCGCAACCGATAACGACGATTGCTCAGGTTATCAGGGCACAAAAAAGACGAACAATTTCTCCTTTAGGCATGAATAAACCTCCCGTCCAACCTCATCTTGGAACAAAATTTATTCATCGTCATTATCTACATCACATTCTCAATAAAGGCATGTGGGCTGGACATCGATGTTTCATTGTAGGTGGTGGTAAGTCATTGTCTGACTTCGATTGGTCAAGACTCGACGGTGAACTGGTCATTGGTATAAACCGCGCTTTTGAAAAAGG